CCCTGGCGATGCTCTCGCTCGCCGATCTCTGCCCGCCGCTCCCGCGGTGAAGTGCCATTCACCGACCCACGGGAACAGCAGGAGACCCCGTTTGTCGCGAAGTAGTGCCAGATCGCCTCCTCGCGCGAGGTGAGCCAGCGGTGACACCGCTTGCGTACCGCGATCCTGCCGAGCTTGGGCAGGTTGTATGTGTCGTCCCTGTTCAGTACGGGCGCGAGGAGACGTCGCGTCTCCTGCTGGCCCGAGGGGGATACGGCCTGGTCTTGCATATACGTTCACACCTTTCGGATCTGGATTGCCCCCCCAACGTCAACCGGGGAGTTGCACTACATCATGCCATAAGGGCGGGACGCCCTAACTGACAAAGCCGCCCCGAAGGAGCGGCTTTGTCGTTCCAGATCATCGCGGGTGTGAGCGATGGGGTGCGGCGTCGGGTGACGAATCCGACGCTCTGCAGTCTATCTGCTCACGCGGCGCGACGGGTGGCGTTACGACCCCCCGGCAAGCCTTACGATGACCGGCGCGCCCGACATCCGTGGCGCCCGCGGTCCGAGGCCCACCGGCCCGCGCGCAACAGGAGGTGTCTCGCGGGTGGGGGGAAGGTGTGGTTAGCGGCCTCGTCCACCGCGCGATGTCGAGCGTATGCGCGATGCGCGGCTAACCGGCGGCGGCGCGGGCTTCTTCGGCTCACCCTTAGCCGCGTCGTGCGCGCGCACGTCGTGGCTCGGTGGCTTCTTCTTCGGCGCCATCACGCGGCTGCGATCCGTACTGCGGCACCGAGCCTCTCGGTCCCGAAGACCGCATGGGTCTCCAGGCGCACGAGGCTCGTGTTCGTCTTGCCGGCGTTCTCCTCGAAGGAAGCGAGGCTCACCCTGCTGGCGTACAGCTTGCCCAGCGCCTTTGAGTCGACGACGGCGGGCGCCGGGATCGACTTGCTGATCCGCTTCTGCATCCCGAAGATCGTGCCGGGCGCGAACCCGGCTGGTGAAAACACAAAGTCGTTGACGGCACCGCTGCTGCCGCTCACGAGGACGTCTAGGGCCTCGTCGTTCGCCGGTGTCAGGATCAGCGTGTCCGGCTCGTAGCCGGCGGCGCGAACCGTCGTGACGGCCTTGCGGATCGAGACGAGCAACGGGTCGATGCCGGGCGCCTGGAACCCTGAGCCGGCGATCGCGCTGAGAATCAGCGAGTCCAAACCGTCGTTCAAGGCGAGTCGTAGGTCGCCCTCGATGATCGAGTTGAACGTCGCACTCTCCAAATACACGTTGGGGATCGCGGACTGGACGCTTGCGATTTGCTTCATGGCGGTCGTGACGATCGTCAACGTCGAGCCGGTCTCGGGCTTGTTCGTGACGGCGTCAATGGCGCGCACGACGTTCGCGGCGGTCGCGAGCGACCTGGCGGTCTGCGTGAACACGTCCACGCTCGTGACGCCCTCATCGACGGCGACACGCGGGAACGCGGGCCATGCCCAGCGCATGTCGTAGCCGAGGCCGCCGGCGCTGCCGCGGGCCTTCGCGATCAGGTCCACGCTGCCGGTCCATGTGACGGCGATCCTCGAAGTTCTGCCACGGGATCGTCGCGGTCTCAGACGGGAAGCCGGCGGAGCGAAACTCGTCGGCAAGCCCGGTGGGGCGCGTGGCGGTAACGGTGACGCGATCCTCGACCTGCAGGCCACCCGTGACGGGCGCTGCGCGGTCCTCGGTTTCGGTCTGCGTGGTTTCGGTCTGCGTGTCGGGCGTGTCGCCCATAACTGCCTCCTGGGCGTCGCCCGGGTTGATTGGTTCTGGTTCACTGCGGTATTCGGTGAGGGCCTGCGGGTAGGCGGGCGAGCTGACGACCGAGACATCGCGAAGCGCACTGATCTCGTGGACATGCCTCACGTCGCCTTGCCAGTCGTCGCGCTTGACGATCATGCGGAAGCTCCCGGCCCGCAGGTCGCCTCGCTCGATCGCTTCGCGCAGATCGCTGCGACTCTCGGGAAGCGACACGCTCCAGTGCAAGCCATCGGCGCGATCCTCGACGTCGAGCGTCGTCGGGTATCGGCCAATCGGTATCCCCGTGTGGTCGACGGTCGCGATCAGGTCATCGAGCTTCGCGGCGGCCAGCGCTCCGGGCTCGATCACTTCACGCCAGCCGCCGAGGTCTCTGGATTCGATGCTGTAGGGCACGATGCCGCGCAGGCGCTTGCCGTCGATCGTCGTCGCCTCGGGCGCGGTGCGCTGCTCGACGCTGCCGGGCTGGGGGCGCGTAACGGTCATAGGACGATCTCCGTCGGTTCGGGTTTCATTGGCACCGGTGCCGGCTCGGGCTCCAGGTTTTCGAGGCGCCTCACCTCGCTGCGGCTCATGTATCCGGTGATCGGATCGAGCGCGGCGGTGTAGACCTCCGAGCGCGTTTTACTGTCAGCCCTTAGCAGCGCGTCCAGCAAGAACTCGCAATACAGGCTGCCGGGGCACAGATCGCGGTCTTCGCTGATTGCCTGTTCGAGCAGCACGAGCCAAGGCCGCAGTCCCCACGTCACGAACGCGAGCGCCTGCGACTCGACGTTGCTGTAGACCAGCGAGTCACCCGAGGACGCCGACAGCATCCAGGTTGGAATCCTGAAGATCCTGCAGATCTCCGCTGTACTGAGGTTGCGTTGGGCGACGAACTCGGCGTCTTGCATGCTTAGCGCGAGACTGGTGTATGTGACATCACCGGAAACGACTGCGGTGCTCCCGGCGCGATCGGGGCCACCATGACGAACCTTGAAACCCTCACTGATCCTCTGCAGCTGCTCCGGTCCACCCGCGGCGATGGTGAGGATCCCCGATGGCCGGCCACTGTTTCTGGCGAAGGTGTCAGTGAGCGTCGAGAGGGATTGTGCGAGCCCGAGCGCTTGGCGGGCCTGCCGGATCGGTGACAGGCCGAGCAGGCCGTCGGTGCTCAGCGCACGGATGTGGATGATGTCGTCGATGCCGTGCTCGGTTTGCCGTCCACGGCCGTCATTGACGACGTACAAGGGCTGGCCGGCGCGCAGTTCGGGTGCGACGCGATCGGGATGCAGTAGCGCGAGCTGCGCGACACGGCCATCGGCATCCCTGAACTTCCCGAAATAACAGTTTCCGTGAAGCTGCAGGTGCGCCATCGCGGTGCCGATCAGGTTTGCTTGCGTCTGCGCCGGCGCGGGCTGACGCAACAGGTCGCTGAGGCGCCCGTCGGCCCTTGTGCGGCCATCCGAGGTCTTGCGGTAGGGAATCAGCGGGACCGACGCCGCGGCATCCGACAGGCAGCGGACGGCGGCGTAGACGTCGGCGATCGCGAGCGCATTGGCCGGCGTGACAGTTCCCGGTGCCGCGAGGTCGAGCATCACGCTCGGCGAGCTGGCCGCGTTCGCGGTCGTCGACAGCGCGCGGTCCTCGACGCGGCGCTTGCCGCCCCACCAGGTGCGTTTCTCTTGAACGCCTGCGTTCATCTAGTAGTAGAGTATAGCGCAGATGATTGCGTGCGCAACCATGACGCCGGGCCTCGCGAGCCTCGAAGCGTTCTGCGCGCAGATCGGCGAGCCGCTGCAGGCTCACGAGAAGCGGATCGCCCGCGCCTACTTCGGCAAGGCGCGCGAGGTCGCGGCGATCCTCCCCCGCGGCAACGCGAAGACGACGCTGGCCGCGAAGATCGGTGTGCATCACCTCCTGTCGACGCCGGGCGCGATGGTCACGATCGGCGCCGCCAGCCGCGATCAGGCGCGGATCTGCTTTGAGAGGATGCGCGGCTTCGCGCAGCACCCCGCCGTCGAGGATCACCTGACCGTCCGGCACCTGGAGCTGCGCCACCCCGACGGCGACGGCCTGCTGCGCGTCGTGCCGCCCGACGGGCCGCGCGTCCACGGCCTCTCCAGCACGCTCTACATCGGCGATGAGGTATGGGCGTGGCCCGACGCCGGCCTGCTGGAAGCGATGGTGACTGGGCTCGTGAAACGCCCCGACAGCAAGCTGCTCGTGATCTCGACGGCCGCGGCGCAGCTCGACTCGCCGCTCGGGCGGATGCGCGCCCGCGCGCTCGCGCAGGCCTCGACGACGCGCAAGGGCGCCGTCATCGAGGCCGCAGGCGACCCGCACTGGCTGGAATGGTCGCTGCCCGACGAGGCCGACCTCGACGACCTGCGCGCCGTCAAGGCCGCGAACCCTGCGCCGTGGATCACCGTCACGGACCTCAAGCGTCAGCGCGCCGCGGTGCCCGAGGCCGCGTTCGCGCAGTTCCACGCCTGCCGCTGGGGCATCGGTGAGGGCTCGTGGCTGCCCGCCGGCGCGTGGCAGGCGTGCGTCGGCGCGCCGGCGTTCACCGACGGCGAGGCGGTCTGGATCGGCGTTGACGTCGGCGGTGAGCGCTCAGCGTCCGCCGTCGCATGGGTCAACGCCGGCCTGCACGTCGGCGTCGGCATCTACCACGGCGACGGCGGTGTCCTCGACTGCGTCGAGCTGGTCCGCGACCTCGCGCAGCAGTACGCCGTGCGCGAAGTGGTCTTCGATCCGTGGAGGTTTGGGCAAGCCGCACAGGAGCTCGAGCGCGAGCGCATCCCCGTCCTGCAGTTCCCGCAGACCGACGTGCGGATGATTCCCGCCAGCCAGCGCCTGCACGCCGCGATCGTGCAGCAGCGCCTCACCTTGCCCGACGAGCCGCAGCTCGCCAGGCACGCCGCCGACGCGATAGCGAAGCACTCGCGCCGCGGCTGGCGGATCGACAAGCCGAGCCCGCGGACGCACATCGACGCGATGATCGCCCTCTGCATGGCCGTCGAGCGCGCCGAGCACGAGGACGAGCCCGTGGAGCTGCTCGGGTGGCTCTGACGTGCCGATGAAGCCCTGTATCGAGTGCGGCCGGCCCTCCCGCGGCAGCAGGTGCCCCGCGCACAAGATCCGCAACGGGTCGACCCGCTCGTGGCGCAGCATCCGCGCCGGCATCCTCGCCCGGGACGGGCACCGCTGCCAACTCTGCGGCCGACCCGCCAACGAGGTCGACCACATCATCCCGCTCGCCGACGGCGGCAGCGACGTAGAAGGCAACCTGCGAGCCCTCTGCCGGGCATGCAACCTCGCCCGGCGCTAGTTCAGCTTTGTGCACGCTCCATTGCGCATACAGGGCGAGAAGCCCGCTGGCGGCTGGTCTACCTGCTTGTAGTCCTTGGGGTAGCCGCGCACCATTGAGCAATCAGCGGACAAGTGGTACTTCCGGGGCGACTTCGAGGGGGTCTTCCTGATCCAGACGGCCATAAGGGTTTTATACCGAACGCCCGCTAGTTGCGCGCGCAACGTTTTTGTAAGGCGCGGTGGCGGGGTGTCCGCTCGGGGCGTACTAAGAAATCAACGGCGAGCCCGACCAGTAGCGGCACTTCCCACAGGCATTGCCGGTGACCCGGAGCGCACCGACCGTCAGTGAGAACTCTGCGAAGTCGGATGCAGCCGTAGGCTGGTCGCAGACATCGCAGCGACCATCGTCTCCACCGAGCCCAAACCGCCGAGCGAAGGCCGGCCGGCACTCGCTGCAGTACAGGAGACGGGATGTCAGGAGCGCCACCAACGGACGACGTGCCCCAGGTCTGGCATGTGGGCACTGCCGCTCCGCGGGGACACGCCTTGAGATTGCGCCGCTCACCGCCAATGCCCAGGCAAGCGAGCGTTCATCAAGTTCGGGCGATGCCCGAAGAACATTGATTCCAATGGATTCGAGCACTCCGATGGTCCCGGTGGTGGCGAGCTCCGTCTCTCGTGCCGCCGCCTCAGCTTGGTCTTGATCGGCAACGCTCTGCTCGCTTCGGTCGGCTTCGATAGCAGCCGTGATTTCTCGCCGGCGACGGAGAAGCTCGCGCGCGACCGGGCGATAATCCCTCGGCGATGTGCGCTCCGCTGAAGAGTCGGCCATGCCCCACACGGTAGCCGCGGGTGCGGATGACGGGAATTGGTACCCCAGTTGGTACCCCAGACCGCCATTCGCCCCGTGTTTACGGGCTATCTGCCAGCTCGGGGGGAGGGACTCGAACCCTCAACCCTTCGGTTAACAGCCGAATGCTCTGCCGATTGAGCTACCCCCGAAAGTGGCGACAGAGGGTAGCTGTGCGGCCCCTCCCCCGTTCAGGTCTCCTCAGTACGGTTCGGCGCCGTCGCTCATCGCACGCTCCATCGCCAGGTGCAGCTGCGCCTTCGTCGTTGCCTTC